TTGCTGAGTATCAGCAGGGAATGGATTTATTACCTCTTCTTGTACAAGAGGATTGATTTCTTCTTCGGTAGTTTCTACAGGAGGGTTGTCTAATTTATCTTGGACAAAAGATTCTATTTCATGTCTTGCCATAAGTTCAAGCATCTTATCATCAAACTCTACACCGTTGGTTTCACATACCCATCGAGCGTAGTTTAGTGCGCCCATTCTTCTATATTTAATAAGTGATTTCTTCATTTTTTCACCTCAATATTTGTGTAGTGTATCACGAGCGATGACCTTTACTGCTTTAGGCATTATTCTTAAAGTAGACTTTACTATACCTTTATCTTCCGGTATCTGTATAGGTGCTTCTACAATGTAAAAGTCATCAACAATTAATAGCATCTTTTCACTATTACCCGCCGTAGTGCTTCCTATTAGGTTCTTTTCAAACTCTATAAGAACTCTATTTGCACCTGTACCGTCTACATTAGTGCTAAATTCTGTACCTGTTCTCATCTTATGGAAAAATACAGGGTCATCTACAGCGATTTCTATAGTCATGTCATAAGTTGTTTGACCCTCTACCATTAGACTTACATTTCTTGAACCTGCAAACGGTACTTGGTCTGTTGCAGTACTGGCCGCCGCTTGAGATGAACCTGCTATAGTATGATGTCCAACCATACCGGTAGTACCATTGAGTGTGAATGAAAAGATTTGAGCGACTTGTACGCCACCAAGTTGTATACTACCATTGTAAAACATAAATGGTTTTTGAGTTCCTACACCTATACCCGATTCAAGTCTTTTTAAATCAGTATTAGCAGTATCATCAAACATACGATGTGCGCCGTATCTTGTAAGAGGTGTTGCTTCTAAACGACCTGTATCTGTATAACAAAGTGCTGAATTAAAATTAACTGATAATCTTAATGCGGCATCGTTATCTGTAGTCATTGAAAAGTCTGTTACTTTACAACCTCGATATACACGAGTCAATTCTTTAGTATCTCCTACTCCACCGTCTGTAGTAGATGCATCGGAATCTAAATCTCTTCTTCTTTGAGATACTTCTAAGCAAAATGATGGTAGTGTAGAGCGTGAAAATAATAAATGAGTAATAGGATTAGTAATTGTATTACTTGAAATTGTCACAGGGTTAGTATCAACATCGCCAAACTTTCTTATTTCACAAGTTGTACCTGCGGCGTGGGCGTATTTCAAAGGCTCATCTAAATATAAAGTATTATCATTTTCACTAACACCTAATATTCTTCGCACTTCTACTGCCGCCGCAGTATCAAACTTTCCTTGAGTAAAACTACCATTCCATTCCCCTGCATCGGGTTCATGGTCGCTTACTATAGGAACAGTAGCACTGTCATGAATTTCAATATATGTACCCGGTACAACATCTACACCTGCGGCACTCACCACTATATTAGATTGCCCAACAGAAGTGGCATTTGAAAGAGTTGGTGTAAGGTCGCTATCTAAAGTAAATTGCGTTTTACTCATCAATTCATTTCCAAGACAGTATTTCAACCATCTTGCCGTATGCATGTTTACTTCAAAAGACCCACCTTCGGTAATTATTTTACCCGGTACTTGTATAGAAGTATCTCTTCCAAGCCCCACAACATGGTATCTTTTCAAATCTATTTTAGTTTCCGGTAGGGTGATAGCAGATGCAATACCTAAGAATTGGTCTATCTTACAACTTTCAGTGCCACCGTTATTTGCACCGGTAGCGGCTTCACTAGAAGCCACATCAATTGGTGGTGTTTTGTAAGGAAGAATATGTAAATTATCACCTGTTCCTAATGGACCATTACTTGTCATAGCCGGAGTAATTTTAATTGTAATACCGCTATTTTCTACAATAGTGAATATTTTACCACCCGAACCACTGTTTGGTAAATCGGAACCGTCTAAAGCACTTGTTGCTTTTTCCCATATCACTTGTGAACCTACAAGCATATTCTTAGGGTATCGTAATTTATGTGTACTGGCTTCAAACAAAGTAGTATTTTGTTCGGAAGAAAAAGTAATTGTAGTTATATCATCACTTGTAGAAAGTGTCATTGTAGCATCTGTGACACCTCTAATTACAAGACCTGTTTCGGGCGCAAAGGTTACTTCTGCTATATCTCCTTTGTATACTGTACTTGGCATTTTATCATCTCACGGTATTAGTTCTGCTAATATTACTACTTCTATTTGGAATGTCATTCGGAAAAGTTGCTTACTTCTATCACTTAAATCGGTTCTTGTCTTGAATACAAGCCTGTCAAAATTAGTTCCATCTCCCTTACGACTGTTGTGAATTACTCTACGAACTTCGTTCTCAAGTTGTTGCAGATGCTTTCTCCCCTTAACTGTTCGCATGTCAACGGTTATATTTATGCGTGTTGTAACGAAATCGTAGAGTAAATCCGGGGCTTCTTCGTTGTGTGCCGTTTCATAACATAACACATAGTCATGCCGAGATAGGTCAAGACGCTTCCCTCTTTCGGGTTGTACCTCGGCTATGTCTATAACAATCGGTCTAATACCACTTGTATTGCCTCTATTCCAATTAGTTTGAAACAATCCTATTACAACATCTAAACCTTCTGTAAATGTTGCTACCATAATATCACTTCTTCTGTAAGTCCTTTACTGATTTAGGAATAATAAATCCGTTTCTATATCTAAATCCTTCTCTATCCATATCGGGGTTTTGCCTAAGCATAGCCTCATCAGTTTGTTTCTTTAAGGTTGAAAGTTGTTTTTCTGTAGCAGGTGTATTATTATTGAAGTCAGTATAACTTCCATCATCTTCTTCTCTCAAGCCCAACGCCCCTGCTTCTATTTGTTTAAATCTAATTCTTAAAGTATTTGGATTGTTGCTAAAAAAATCTTTATGTTCGGCTTGAAATTGATTATCTTTCTCGAACATTTCAATAATTTGTTGGTGAGAGTTATCACCGAACTTATTGAAATCTCTATCGCCCTTCATTCAAACACAACCATTTCAATATATTTTATTATTGTGCGGTCTACATCTGCTTGATACAATTGAACTTTACTAGCCACATCTATATTTTGCGTTCCTTCCGGTATAAGCACAGAACGGTCATCGGCCATCAATAATTCAATCGCTACCATCTTAGTGCATATATCTTCTATAGCCTTTTCTAAATATCTTTCACCGTAAATGTATGCAACTTTAATTGCATTCCATTCAAAGAAAGGATAAGAATTGTTAAAGTAAATTATACCCATTTCCGGGTCGAGCCACCAATCTCGAAGTCTACCTACATCTCCGCTACTACTTCCACCTTGTAGGTCTACCTGTAGTAGTTGTTGACTTACAGTGTGTGTTCCTGTAGCCATAGTAGTAAGTGGAGTGCCTATTACATTAACACATCCAGTAAATGATGTGGCAGTTACACCTGTGTATCTAAATACTTCCGAGCCTACTAGACATACACCGGCTTTAGCAAAACCGGATGTAGCGGCTACATTAACCGTAGTTGAAGACACCGAAGTACTAGTAGTATCGGGGTTTTTTGTTTGGTCTAAACTGATGTTACTATCAGTGCATACTATAGAGCAATTTTCACCCGCCTTTACTGACCTCATACTTGAAACCTTTACTTTTCCTGTACCTAAATCAGCATTAGCACTTGCTAAAAACTCATTATGAACACCTATATTAGCCGTAGAGCCTTCTAAGGTAAAAGTTGGTGAAAACTCTACTACTGTTTTATTGACTCTATCTTCTTTATTGATGAGGTCAGCAAGATTTTGTGCCGTAGTCGTTGAGTCAAAATCTCCCCTCCATTGATTACTACCTGTTCCTAATGAAAGAGTAGCGGCTGTACCATTACCGGGTGACATAACTATTGAGCCACTTAACGCTCTTACATCTTCCGGTATTAGTATACGAACTTCTGCCGCACCTATCTCTCTATAATCATCACCTTGCCATAATTCTAACCTAAGAATTTGTTGCACATTTCGGAATAGTAATGGTGCAGTTCCAACATAATCAGTATAGTATCTACGCCTGTATGGTTTGTAAGTATCGAAGTTAATATATTCAGCACTAACAAGATATGGTCGCCAAGCATTACGGGTAACATTGTCTATTTTATCTTGCATTTTTAAGATTACTTTATCAACTTTATTTTTAGTGAGTCCTCTTGTTCTACCATTAGTAAAAGATGCTTGATTTTGTACATACGCATTATCAGCAACTTGATAATCAGCGTGGGTAAAAGTACCTGTGAATACAAGTTTTACACCAGTAGCCGAAGATGTAATATCAGTAATTACTTTTTCTAATCCTAAAGGGTCTGCATCCGAATAAATAAGTATAGTATCACCTATAGCAAAACCATCATTTCTGTAATCTCCACCGGTAATAAATACACCATCGGATACACTATTAGCACTTACAAGTATTGCTTCACTTGGTCCAATATCTAGTAAGTCTGCTACTTTTTGAGCAGTAGTATATACTGTTGCCGTGGGGTCAAGAGGCCGAGTTTCCGGCTCGCCGGGTGAAAATACTATTGGCATTCATAGACCCCCCTCACCAAGATTGTTTCAATACACTCCAAGCATCACGCATAATTGCATTACGAGAAGTCATGATACGACGCATGTGTTCAGCCTCTTTGTCGGGATTGAAAGTGTCATCTCTATCTCTAATAACGGTATTGTCCGAACCTCGTTCTCCCGTTTTAAATTCTTTATCGGATTCGGCCATCATGTTGTCATAATCTTCATCTTCTAATATATCATCTTCACCTGCAAACTCACTATCAATAGCGGCTTGCTCACCTGCTACATCGGGCATAGAAAGTGATTGTTCAAGGTTTTGCCCCTCAAAAGGTACTCTTTCGCCCATGAATTTGATATTATGTGATTCGGGGTTGGCTACCATGTCACGCATGAGTTTGTCACGAGAAGAAGTAAACTGTTCTCCTTGTGCATCTCCACCTGCACCTCTAAGTTCATTTGCCGCCATACGATTAGCAAACTGTTGTAGACGAACTTCTTGTCCATCCGGTGTAAGCACTTTTTGTCTATGTGGTTTCATTGGCATTTTAATTAAAATCTTACTCATATTATTACATCCTGTTTTCGTCATCTCTATGTCCTAGATTATATTCCATAGGTTTGTCACATGTAGCACATGTTGCTCTCCACATAAAATGTAGAAAACCACAGTGAGTACATCTTGTACCCGAACCTATGTTAAGTATATCACCTATATTTTTATTTCTATTTCTTTGACTACTTGTGACACCTTTTAATGGGTGTTCACTATCCGCCACGGCGGAATTTGTGTCTAACTTGACACCTTGCTTGTTCGCTCTCACTAAGTCGCTAAGGTCTAATTTCTGTAAATCAAAACCCACTTAACCACCTCAAGATGTGGTCACGAATATGTATATGTTACCAAGTATTACATGTGGGTCTGCTGACACAGGGGCATTAGAACCTATTGCCGCTACAATAGCGGTTTGTACTGCGGTTCTTTTAGTAGCGTCATTAAAGTCTGCTTGTGCGAATGGACCAAGTATAGTACATGTTTTTGTCATTTTACCATCTACTCATTGTAATTTTAGCGTCTACCAAGAGCAAACCATTTTCCATGTTGAATTGAATCTCCTAATCAACGGGTGCCGATAACCATCCACAATCCACCAATAGTGGTTGCGGTTTTCAATTGACTTGTTATAGTAAAGCGTGTCGGAGAAATTGATATGTCTTTTACAGCCATATCCCGTATGTAAATTTGAGCAGAATCGTCGTTATTTTCGTTTCCGCCACCGGCACCGTCAATAATTCCTGCTTCTCCGTCGGGAATTAAAAATGTTTGCCTAGCGGGAAATCCTGTCATTTGAACAGTACAAAAGTCAATATTCGATAATAAACCATCTAAGTCTATATTTTCAGTGCTTGCACCTGCTGTATATGTTCCTGTAATAATTATTTTATTTCCGATTATTGACGGTCTTTCATCTATAGTATGTGCCATTATTCTTCACTTCCTGTTTCTATGGTATCTTCTACTTGACTTAAAACTTTCTCAACTACAGGCGGATTCAAATGTGATTCCACGAGAGCCAAAGCCGCCGTTTTAGTTAGATAACCTGCGCCTGTTTTGACTCCATTATCCTTAAGCCACTTTAGAATATCTTTCCTAGACCATGCGATGTCCGGTATACCGTCATCTTTCAAGTCAACAGTTTCTCCTTCATCACCTTCGATAAGGAAGGTTCTAGTGTCTAATGTGTGTCGCCACTTGTTAAGCCAGTCTTGAGAAACTTCGTTAGGTTTACCCCTTATCCAAAGTCCTTTAGAGCCGACCATTCGAGATTCGTAATAAACCCCTTTATAGGTTACTGTAGGCACTTAGCCCACCTCACATTAGTAGAACTGTTAGGTCACTGTCTGCGGCGGCGTTAGATGGTGTTAGGTTAATCTTTAGAGGGTCTGTTCCATCAATTGTTCCTACAATTGTATGTGCTACTCTATCATTTCTACCTAGTATTGCAATAACTTTGCTCACAGGTGTTCCGTCTTGACCATCTAATGAAGTTGTGTCAGTTGAGAATATAATGTTACCACCTGCGGCGGCTTTTGCTTGAACTCTTACTGTAACCATTCTCATTGAGCCACCGGCATTGTTGATAGTGTTATCATTGGTAGCGGTGAAACCGGTTATACTACCGGGGTATGCACCTGCGGCACCTGCGGCACCGTCAAGCCATCGAGTTTCGTCAACTAGAGAGCCAGTTCTCATGTCTAAGTCAAGTAGAATGTCTACATTGTCTATTCCTGTGTCATCTGCTGTTACTGTTAGTCCTTTTTTTGTATCTTTTAATGCCATATTTAATCATCTCCTTAATATTTTTTTCTCCATTAATCCTCACTGTAAGTCACGAATAGAGCCGTGGCCTCCAAAGAAAGTAGTCCAAACTTCTCCCATTGAACGGTACATACCCTCTTGTCCTAGACGGTTAATAGCGAATGGGTCACCGGTTTCGATACCGGATTCAAAGTATTGAGTTGGTATAGCAGTTGAGAAGTATAAGTAATCAGTATCTAGGAAGTACATACGGGATAGTCCGTCTTTTTGTATATCCTTAGATGGGATAATAGGTACACCGTTGTAGGTTGCTACGATGAAACCGGCTTCAATACCCGGTACACCCTTAACACCGTTGTAAGTTGGTGTAACTCTCTTCTCTTCCATGAACCTTTGTTGGCTTTGTAGTAGTTGTTGTAATCTCATTAGAGTATCATATCCAGTTAGGATAACCTTTGGATTTCCACCACGAACCCAAATCTGTTGGAATAGGGTGTCCAAATGGTCTAGTGAAAGAGTTCTACGGCTACCTGCGGCTCGGTCTGCGCCACAGTTTACTTCTGCATTTGACCAAGAGTTAGCATTTCGGCTAATACTGTAGATGTCAAGGTCAGTTGCGCCACAGTGGTCTGTACCTGCTGATGCACCGGTTTCCATAGATGTTAGTCCACCGCTTGCGCCACCATCGTTACCAGTGATTCTGTCAAGTGACTCGAAATCATTACCTGCAACTGTTTCAGCGTCTTCTGTCAACATCTTGTTGATGTGTTCTGCGTGGTGCTTACCCATTTCTTCCTTTAGTACTGAGCGAATGTCGCCTAGTCCGTCATCTTTGTCAGCCAAGAACATAGCAGTTTCACTCATGTCGAATGTGTGAACAACTGTCTTTGGTTTTGCCGCAATATGTTGGAACTGTGGTTTAGTTGTGTCCGGTAGAGTTGCGTTTTCTGCTACACCGCCACCTTTCTCGAAAGATGGTCTGTCAGTAATAACTCTCCAACCGCTTCTTTCCCACGGCCTCTTAGGTAGTATTGAAAATGCGTTGAATTCTTGGTTCAATTGTGACCAAACTTTTCTACCGTAAATTGCTTGGTAAGTACCTGCTGTACTACTTAGCATTGGTGCATCTGCTTTCAATAACTCACTACCGGAGTAGGAGTAGCCCATAGCGTTTCCTGCACCGTAAAAGTATCTTTCCATATCTGTTATGTTTCTTATGTAATCTCTTGCCATATTATTCATCTCCTTTTTTTTAATTTATTACCCTCAAGCACTCCTGTATACACTATTTGCTAGTGTATGTACCTCATCCCAAGACATGTTGTTTAGGTCTTGAGTTGACGGGATTGTTAGATTGTTAGAACTTACAGATTTTGCAATTGTTGTTCCTTCTGTGGTTAGGTTATCAATTCTTTCGGATAGTCCTTCAAGAGCCTTCATAACTTCACTAATTGGTTGACGAGCATCAAATTGTGCTTTTTCTGCTTGAGATTTTGCTATTGCTTGTTCTTCATTAAAACGAGATGCAAAGTGTCCTTCTAGGTCACCACGGAATTGTTGTTCTCTTGCCGCCGCTTTGTAAACTTCATAAGCCGCTTCAATATCACTTGAAGAAACTTGATTTGGATTAATGTAAGACTTTGAAAGGTCAGCCGGTCCCATAGCACCTGCCGGTTGCTTTCCACCGCTTTGACTTACTACATTGGTAGCACCAGTTGATGGGCTACCTGCTGTTTGTCCTCGGCCTCTAACTTGTCCGGCGAAGTAATCTGCACCGTCTACTGTATCCGGGTTATCGAATCCACCAAGTTGTGCTTTTTCCATTTGGTCAAAGTGAAATCTTGCTTCCATGGTATTAACACCTGCGGATTTAAGAGTGTCTTCCATCCAATTTAGATATTCAGCACTGATGACATCGCTGTACTCGTTTCCTTTTGCGTACATTTTGTCATCTTTGTCTTCTTTCTTATCTTTCATTTCTTTCTTTTCTTCTTCATCAGCCTTCATTTTCTCATCCTTCTTTTCTTCTTTGTCTTCGGAATCATCTTTTTTGCCCTTGATATGCTCTCGGAGTTGAGGTGGTATTTCACCTTTCTCCATGGCATCAAGCCTTTGTTCAAGTCTGTTCATTACTGCGTTTAGGTCATTGTCTATATCTGTCATTTTACTCACATCTTCTTTTAAAATTCTAAATTGCGCTTCCGGGTTAATACCTTTTTCGCAAATCGTTATTTCGTGGAGTTCCATTTTACTTATTTCTTGGTATTCTCCATGTTCTCCATCAGCCTTCCTAACACGCTTGAAAGCCTGTCCACCAATGGAGAATCCTTGCAAATTACCTTTGCGTATTTCTGCGGCTACTTCACGAGCCTTTTCTATATCGTTTCGTAGTTTACATACTACAAACATTCCTGTGTCGTCTACTTCGGACTTCCACATTCTTCCGTTAGAGTCAACATAATTATCTATGACTTCTCCAACTTGTATATTAGAGTGAGCCAATTGTACATTTCGGTACTTGTCACTCTTCATAAATCCATCAAATGCATTCTTTAATGCACCACGAGTAATTAAATCTCCTTGTTTGTCAACAAGTTCTACAGATGCATATCCTGCTACAATTAAATCGCTACCACTCTTTAGGACAGATAGCCCTGTAGATGGTCGCTGTAAGGTTAGCATCATTTTACACAACTTACTGTCATCCTACTTATAGTAAACTGATACTTTATTTGTTAAAGAAATCAATCTGCTTTATTAAAATCGGACAACTGCGAAGTATTTTGTTTAACATCTATGTGTTTTATTGGTTTTTTTTCTTTGTGATTACTTTTAGGTTCAATTTCTTTTTCATCACTACGCTTCCTACCATCATAATCCGGCATAGTTTCTTCGTTAGCCAAACGAGTCGGACCACTTGGTGATTCTATAGGTGTAGCCATATCTATACCAAGTCCTTTTGGTCCTGTCCATGTCATTTTTTCTTTAGAAAGTGTATCTAAAGCACGAGATATAATTTCTAATGCTTTTTTAGTAGTAGGTTTAAGTAATCTATTTTCATCATCAGCCTCTAAAACACCTGCTGATTGTTTTTCTTGTCTTTTACGACTTGGTGGTTTTTCATCTAATATATCTCTTTTAACTAAATGACCATCAAACATAAGCGGTGCTACGGCACCCCAATAAGGATACATACTTTCTGCTAATGTAATAGGATAGTTTGATTTTACCATACCACTCAATGCAGTAGAAGGACTTTCCAAATACCATAGATTACCGTATTCTACAACATCATATTCTACGGTATCTACATCTTTTAATATAACTTTTAATTTATTATTATCGTATTCTATATCGTGTGGAACTAAAATGGGACTCAAAGATTTAGTAAGTATATCTAATGATTCTGCACTAGCCGCACCTTCACCATCACCCTTACCAGTTATTTGTTTCATTTGTACATTGAAGACATCTCTTCCACCACGAGTTTTCTTAGTTACTCCTGTAATAGATACTCTAACTACATCTCCTACTTTGTATGAATCTGTTTGATTATGTATTGTTCCTATGTCCATATACTCTTGTCCATTTACTTCTACTGCTCTATTACCTAGTTTTGAGCCGTCTAATATCGGCCCTGCACCTAATCTATAAGTGTGTGAATTCTTACCTTTAACATCTAAAACTATGAAGTTATAGTCTTTAGTATTCCTAAGTAACATCCATTTCGGGTGTCGTCTTTCACCTTTCATGTATGTAGATTTACCATCTCTTAGTAAAACTATTTCATGTTCTTCTTGTAACTTAGAAACGGTTTCATCTAAACCTTCTTCATCTGTCATTTTAGTATCATGTGGACCGGGAATAATTATGTTTTCATGACTATCGAATTGACTTCTCAATAGTTTCATTCTTTCAAACATTGTCATATCGCTTACATTGTTAGCATCGTAATTTAGAATATCTATTATGTTTAATTCTTCTTCACCTAAGATACCATCTATGACATAATCTCTTTTATTTAACTTTGAAAGATTTTCTTTAAATGATTTTTTCAATCCTACTTTTTTACCATTTTCATCGTATGTAGTAATTACTTCATCTTCACTTACTATGATAACTCTTTTTCCATCATACCATTTACTTACAACCCAAGAACCACTAAAACCTCTTAGGTGATGTAAATCACTTAACTCAAATATTCTATGCATGGGTCTTATTGGTGGTGACCATTTAACATCGTCACTCTTTACCAACAATACATCGGGATTTAGTAGAGATGAAATGTATGTAGAAACTTCACTCATAGCGATTGTTGAAGGGTCATCCGATGGAGATAAGTATGTATCCATATTTACCCCTTGATGCGCTGAAAGAGTATTTTGTGGTGGTGGTAAATTTGGTAGCACTTGTTGCACAGTTTCATTTCCAAATAATGTATTTAATGCTTCTTCACTTACTCTTGGATAAAAACCCGGTTGAGTGTGTTCCCCAACTATAGGTTCACCTTCCATATTAGTTTCAATACCAAAAGATGGTTCTGCTACAAACCCTTCATGAATATCCCCTACACCAAATATATTATACATAGATGCATTAGTAGGATTTACTTTACCTATCTTAGAATGTGTACCTAAACCTGCTCTAGCAACTGTTTCAGTTGTAGGTGCTTCAAATGCACTGTCTAATACGCCACCTCTATCATCCATCAACTTTCTTTCATCTAGCACAATTAAAGAGTCTAAGTTATTTCTAGTAGTGGCTGTGATTTTTTTAACTCCTTTACCCATGTCTTTAGCACCATGAGCATCAAAATCTCTAGCGTGGAAAAACTCTAATCCGCTATTTTGCATTGATTGACCAAAATGTTGTGTACTAAGAACATGGTTTAACGATTGAGATAAAGAATGTATTGGATTTGCTTTCCAATTTTCATTTTCTTTTCTTGCTCTTTTTTGTGCAATACCTATTGCGTTATGTAAATTTGAATTATGTAAATCATGATGAAATTTATCATTACTGTTTAACTCATCATATTCAGTACCCATAATTTCATCATTAGAAGTATGTAAATGAGATATATCGGTATTTCCTATTTTTGATAAAGCACCACTTGTAAGTAAATTTCCTACTGTAGAAACGAATAAAGGTTGTTGCCTCATAGAAGATTCATTAATTATATTAGCAACATGTTCTTTCATAGATGGAGTTTTTTCTAAATTTAACTTATTAATTACTTCATCAACAGACATATTACCATCTATTTCTGCACCATTATTTAGCAAATGATTAGCAATAGATTTATGCTCGTTTACTTTTTTAGGTTTTTGATTAACTACATTGTAGTCTATTCCATAAGTTACAGGTGACAAGTCATGATTGTCAGTTGCTAAAATATGCTTTTGTGTATCAGCCAGTAACTTTTGCACATTGTGTATAAACTGTGTAGGATTACTAGGGTCGAAAGCATTGGGTTGTTGTTCAATAACTAGTGGTATCATTACATTTTTAGCATAATCTACTATTGTATCATGATGGGATTGTAACATATCTAAATATTGTTTAGCATTAATTTTCCAATGATTACTAGGTTTATCTTTTTGTTTTGTTGATTGTTGAACTTGATTTAATTGAGTAACACTGTCTTGTAAATCTTCTCTTAAACTCATTACTTGTTCTTGTGACAAATCGGGATTTGTGAGCATTCCATTAATAGAATCAATGGTTTCTCTAATCTTATTTTCTTTCTCGGTAGAAATAGAACTACCACCAAATCTTAGAATAGATTGTATAACTTCACTAGGATTTGTTTTAGGTTTATAACTTCTACTTTTCTTATTATCTAATTTTCTTTGATGGAATTTAGATGTTATACTTTGTAATGCTGAATTAGCCGCATTTAAATTTACTTTATCATTAACATTAAAATCAAAATTATCTCTATAATAATCATGTAATTGTTTATACTTTTCATCGTTCTTATCAACAGATAAACTTTCTATAAAGTCTTTAATCTTT